TAGAAAGCGTTATCTCTCTAAATGGTTTATGAACATTGGAAATTGCAAAAGTTTGCTCAGTCATAGCTCCCGATATACAGAGAGCGTTCACACTCATGATATGCGTCGATGGGGTTGCGCCAGTGCCGGTATTTACAACTTTTCCTAGGACTACATTCGCCTTCAAATCGCCAGCGGCGTCCTTTTCAGCAAAGTCTATGTCCTCGAGCAGGCTAAATGTTATTCCGGAATTTGAAACAACAGTTGTCCCATTAATAATCGTAGGCAAAGATGATAGCTTGGGGACGTATGATCCATTCACCATAGATGTAGGTGCTTCTATGAAAAATGTCACATAAACAGAAGAAGGTGCGGCACCTACTATTGTAACACCTGCATTTCTTAGATGTCTTAAAAGATTAGACGTCTCAATTGCTGTTGTTGGATCTAGCTCATTAAACTGATGATCTAGGTAAAAAGACATCGTGTCGCCCACATAAGCAGCCATGTCTAAAAGAAGTCCGCCCAAAGAAGCTTCTGAAAAATCTTGAATTTGATCTGCAAAATACGTTCTTGCATACTGCAAGAGATCTCCACGTAAGGCATCAAAATCCTTTGCTAAGAAAGATCTATTTTTTTCTTTTCTTAGTCTTTTTTGAATGTCAATCGCCATATATTTTTACCCCGCTATGTATAGAAGTACTTCTATAGATTTTTGTCCTACGCTAATACTTGGAACAGAATATATTACTCTGATCCCTATTTTTCCAATATGTTCATTGTCTAGGTGGTCTATAAAGGGCTCGAATGAATCTAATTGAATGTAGGGCATATATTTTTTTGCAGCCTTTGTTATTCTTCTCATAGCAGCTGTGTCAGCATTATCTGCCCCTAATTCAAATGTCAGTTCAGATAAGTTTGCACCAAAGTTATAGTGTCCTAATCGATCACCGTGATTTGTAACAAGTAGATTTCGAAAGTTGTCAGCTATTTGATCCTCTAGTTTTCTGTGCATTTTGACAAATCCACCCACTTCGTCTGTGTAACTCAACGGGGTCTTAATTCCAATTGGAAAGTCTAGGGGAGGCGACTCACTCACACTTCTTTGTTCTTCTTCTAGAGCTAGTTTCCCAACACTTTTGAAGTCATAAGTTTTTCTATTCCCACTTTTCACAATCGACCTCCAGTAGATCTCATCGTATCTAAATATATTGGGCGCGATTTTATCAGTGTACTCAAATGATGATTATGGTATAATCATTCTAGAGGAGCAACATGTGGACCCGGACCGACGAATGGTCCCATTAAGTACGCCCCTGTGAAGATACACGCTGTGAAGAACGTATGAATGTGATCTGCTAATTTACTAGCTATGTCAGCAGAATCCTCAGACTCATCACCCATAACAGAACCCAGATTGATAGGGCCCGGGGCTGCTGCTCCTGTTGCCATATACCCACCCATAGAAAAAGCTGTATATGTTGCGCCCACATATCCCATCATCGCGGCGTCGGCAGCTGCCCACACCTTGACATCCCCAGATGCATTTCCCATCATTCCACCAACCCATCCGCCCATCATAAGAGACTGATTTGCAATAGGCGGTGTTACGGGATCCATCGGCGTGGGAGCAAAGGCGGGATCAGGGAGCGGGCCGCCGGCGGCACCTGTTGGATTAATGCCCGGGGCCTTAGGGCCTGCGATCTTTGCGTCGCCGAGATACTTGACAATAGCGTCTGTTACAAGTTGGGCGCAATGAGATTCACTCTGGACCTCTGGGCTCTTCTCGACATTAAATATTTTTTCAAAATCTGATTCTAAGCCGCTCTTATCTAATGGCACTTATCTCTTCTCCTATAACGTCTTCGCTAGCTTGCTAAGAATCTCCGACAATTCCCCTTTTGTGGTGCTCACGTTCCCTTCCTCAGCAGCCCACTCCTCTGCGGTGGGTGGTCCTGACGGACCTGTTCCAGTGGGATGAACATGAGTAGAGGCATATGTGAAAGCAGCAGAAACAGCGTCCATATATGCCTCAAGTTTTTGTTTAAGAATTTCTCCCAAGACAACGGGTTCAGTGGCTCCCAATCCCAATGCTACTTGATTTCCTTCGCCGTTACCCTTCTCTATTCCTGATCCAATTACGATCTTGGGGCCGTCAATCATGATAGTTCCGTCCGGCTGAATCATAATAACAGCTCGACCCTTCCCCTCTTCGTCATCAGCAACTCCCTCCTTAATGATCTTGATGCTTCCTTGAATTTTTGGATCGCTGTCAGGATCATCAACCGGTGCTTGACGAGCTATGATTCGGATTTCATCTGACTTGATAACAATATGTGGTGTGCCTGGGTCTTCATCAGTCTCAGGAACAAGAGGAGTATCAACTCCGGCGTTGGTATCGTCGTCAACTGCGGGTACCTGTGGATATGTTAAACCAAAATTAGCGTCGGCTTTGGTCTTCATAGAAATATAGATTCTACTTGCATCATGCAAGAAATCCGGATCTCCCTCGATGGGATCTATTACACGATTGTTGTCCTTTCCCCCTTTATCATTCGAGATTGGGTTCTTATCAGTCTCTAGAATTTCTCGGGCATTTTTAATTGCACGAGCCTGAGTAGAAGGGCCTTCCCAATTTTCTGGATCTACTTCTGGATCCGGATCTTCGAAATATCTCCCGCGGCCTGCGACTACATCAATTGTCCCAGAGAATCCTGGAATTTCTTTGTTCTCTTCAATTTCGCCCTCATCAGTCAAAAGAACAGAGGCATTACTTTGAACTGGGCTACTCGGTCGGTCGGGGATGGTCCATCCCCTGTCTTGTCCCAAACAAATCAAAGTATTGTTTGATCCCTGTAGGACTAGATCTCCGGGGCGTTTTGTGAATCTGGGAACTGGCTCTGCTACAAATGATTTACCTGATAGCGAACCTGTATATATCTGCTCATAGGCGTCTTCTTCAGTGAGTGTTTGAGATTCACTGTTAACTGGGGAACCGTTCGGAAAGCCTGGTATAACTTCGTCAACAACACCGCCCGCATCGTCACCTTTTTCGCTCGTTGATTTTTCAACTGTGTCTAGAGAATGTTTTCGATCGCCGTGTGTATAATTTAAATCATCGACAAAGTCTGGCTCTGGAATTCTGCACATCCAATAAGCTAACTCCGGTGTTGCTCCGGGGTTTTCGATCATAACCCACACTTGCTCTCCCGATTTTACAGGAAAACACAAATGTGCAGGAAAAAATGGAAAGCAGAGTATTCCCCCATCAGTTCTTTTGTCTTCACCGGCAGTAACAATTCTCACAATAATGGAGTTTCGAGGGGCTGAATCAAGAAATTTGGGATTGCTAATCTCTCCCCCAAGCGCTTCCATATCATGAATAGAAAGATCACTCAACACCTTTGTTACAACACCTCGAGAAACTATATTAAGGGGAGCACCGTCAGCAGCACTATTTACAGCATGACTTACATCGGAGACACCCGATGCTATATTTCGTATAGCATCTATCCCTTGATTTGACACCTTAGCCTCCGTCTATTTTACTAAAAATATCTTCCGGGTCAATTTTGCTTTCATGATCCTCAGCCTTAGCGATTAATTCAGCCAAACGAAGAATTTGCTCATTAGACTTGCACATTCGTTCTAAGTACTTTGACAAAGTTCCCCCGAGTGTAGCATGCTCAGAAGTTCCGCCTGACATATGTTTCCACGCATCAGTAAACAGCATGGACGCATTCTCACGATCAACAAGAGCATTTTCGTATATTTCCTTCCACAACAGCTTCTTTTTGTCTTCTGTGCTTTTTAAAGCATCCAAAAGATCAGAAAATTGCTCTACCCTACCTTCTGTTTTGCTCAGCTTATCCATGGATGTACTAATATTTTTACTCACAATACACTTCCTAAAATATCTCGTACTTGAGATCCGGGCCGACTAATCGCCTATAATGTTTCCTTATCGAAGACATAGCAACAGAAAGTTGTTTTGGTGAAAGCCCCGAAATCTCGCGGACATAGATGAGAATAGCGCGCTTGTTTAAAAAGTCTAATTCATCGATATTTTCAAACACAGTCTTGACAGCATCAATGCAGGTAATTTCAGTTTCGCTGGTAATCTTTCCTCGAATATCTTCTAAAATTTTCTTGATTTAT